CGCAATTTAGAGCATAATGGTCACAAATGAAAAAACACGTGTTTTTGGGCATAAGCTTTTTCAAAAGTCAAAAAAGGACATTTATAAATGTCCTTTTTTCAATTTCTACGGAAGGGTTGTCCAAAATCACCTTTTTTTCAACTTTTTATAAAAATAATAATATCCCCTAAAATATTATTATATTTAAACTAATATCTTTACAGGATAATCAATACCATATTTTTTCATATATAAAAAGCTAAGAAAAAAACATTAAAAATTTAGTAAAAATGCAATTCATCCCCCTTTTTTGGATATTTTCATAAATGAAAACAAAGAATGGCGATTTTAGGGGGATGATTTTTTTAAAAAAAAGCATAAGCGAAGCAAATATTGCAAATACGTAAATTACGCAAATATAAGTAAGGTTTTGCATAAAAGTATATGTACCCTATATTTTAAACGAGTAATAATCCGAAGTAATCGGCCGTTCTTTATAAGAAAGCGCTTCATCCGGCGGCGCCGGGATAGGAATCAAGACAGGAATATATCTTAAATTTTTCGGTTTTAATATAAAAGCCGTATTTTCATTATTAAATTCATCAGTATAAAAATCTAGATTCGCATCTTTATTCTGAAATGCCATTGCAATAAATTGGCAGCCATAATTCATTGCTAAAGAAGCCGAAGGATTTATCGGATATTCATTTAAATCCGGGAGACATATCGTCATATTCTTTTTATTAAATTCAATCAATTCATTCATATCCGGGGTATAACGCACATCGTGATATTGTAAAGCCCGCATAAAAATAGAATTGCTCGCAATATTCACATATTCGTCTAATTCTGTGCCTTCAAATAAAGGGTTGATTTTATCGACAATAATAAGAACTTTATTCATTAGATTGATAATAGGCATTGCGCCAATATTTTCGCCATTCGATTCATAACTGAATTTAGAATTGAGTAATAATTTCGATTTAAACGAAGAATGAATGATTCTTGCCATCGTATTATATATTTTCGTATTATTACTCATAATGCGGAAATGCAAGATTAACGGGTCGTTCGGGTTGGGGCAAGTGCCGCCCGAAAAAGCATAATTCGCTACGGTATCCATCGCGCTGGCGAACCCGACTGTATTCCACGACTCTTTAATATAAAAATCCTTCTGCGTCGAAACGGCTACAACCGGTTTATCATCAATAGAATATATTTCAAAATCAAGACACCGGACGCCTTGCCGAATACATTCTTTCAAAGCGCACATATTGACATAATCGTTTTTATAATTACCAGCTGAACAGCAATTAAAAGCCGTTTTAATATAATAATCGCGGAGACTATGACAGAACTTTTCTTTATTTGATGGCACGATATTAGTAATAGTAGGAAAGGTAGGATATAAAGCTTTCATATAAGCACAATTTTTATTATTCTTGTACATAATCCGATATAGCCAAACGGAAATTAATATAATAAATAATATTACAAAAATTATACCAAACATATAGACACTATCCATAATTAATGTTGAGGGGTGATGTGTTATTCTTATATAACATAATTATTTTATTTTATATTATATAAATTAAATATTAAATGTATATATTATATAATATTACACACATATAAAAATGCCGGGTGGTTTATTAAATATCGTTTCATATGGAAATCAAAATGTCATATTAAACGGAAATCCATCTAAAACAATGTTTAAATGCACTTATTCCAAATATACAAATTTTGGATTACAAAAATTCCGGTTAGATTATGATGGATTGCGGACTTTGCGATTAAATGAAACTTCTAAATTTACTTTTAAAGTGCCACGTTATGCCGAATTATTAATGGACACCTATTTAGTTATGACTTTGCCGACGATATGGAGTCCAATTATGCCGCCGACGGGCTGCAGTTATACAAATGGTCAATGGCGACCGTATGAATTTAAATGGATTGATAATTTAGGAACGCAAATGATTAAACAAGTGACCTTTAGTGTCGGCGGGCAAATCATACAGCAATTTACTGGTCAATATTTATACAATTTAGTCGAACGCGATTTTGATGATGCTAAAAAAGCGCTTTATTATAAGATGACGGGCAATGTGCCAGAATTAAACGACCCGGCAAATTCCGGCACGCGGGTAAATGTGTATCCGAGTGCCTATCCGCTCGCTGATTCTGCCTTATACCCGCAAGGTCCTGAACCTTCTATCCGGTCGCGCAAATTATACATTCCTTTAAATATTTGGTTTACTTTAGCCGCGAAAATGGCATTTCCGTTAGTCAGTATGCAATATAATGAACTCTCTATTGATATTGAATTGCGGCCGATTGTCGAATTATTTGTTATTCGGGATGTGACTACAAATGATATGTGTTATCAACAAGCGAATCAGAATATTTCTGAATTCCAATTTAGTCGTTTCTTACAGCCTCCGCCAGATGTTAGTTTAAATTATACAGATTTTCGCACGAATTGGAATGCGGATATTCATTTAATTAGTACCTATGCTTTTCTTTCGGAAGATGAAGTGAAAGTCTTCGCGGCTCGCCCCCAACAGTATTTAATAAAAGAAGCATTTAATTATGAATTTAATAATGTGACCGGCACGAGTAAAGTAAAACTCGAATCGTCTTTAGGAATGGTCTGTAGCTGGATGTGGTATTTTCAAAGGAGTGATGCTTATTTACGTAATCAATGGTCGAATTATACGAATTGGCCCTATGAATACCTGCCTTATGACTTACAATCGACATTTCGTAATCCGAAATTTCCGAGTATACCGGCTGCTTACGGCTGCCCAATTATTCCTCATACAGGTGTAACAAGTTATGACCCATTTATAAATCCCTTCGGTCAACCGTACCAATTTTATGATAATACCGCCTATATTCCAGATGCGCCATCCAATATTCGGGTGACAGGTGAATATCAAGTTGCGAACCAAAAAGATATTATGTTGAATTGGGGATTACTTTTAAATGGAAAGTATCGCGAAAATACTTATGATGCCGGGGTGTATCGATATATTGAAAAATATGCAAAAAGTAACGGCAATTCGCCGGATGGATTATACTGCTATAATTTCGGCTTGCATACGAATCCTTATGATTTCCAGCCGAGCGGAGCGATTAATTTAAGTAAATTCACAACAGTTGAATTTGAATTCTCGACTTTTCAGCCGCCGCTGGACCCATCAGCACAAGTGATTACGATTTGCGATAATTGCGGGAATATTATTGGTATTAATAAACCGACGTGGCGGATATATGATTATAATTATGATATGACAGTAATGGAAGAACGGTACAATATTTTAACCTTTACCTCAGGTAATGCTGGGTTAATGTATGCGAGATAACAACACATAAAACAATAACAAAAACAAGAACAAAAAAAATAATTTATATAATAGTATTTTTAAACTACTATATAAATTTTGGATGCTTAAATACTTTTTTTAAAAAGTATATGTTTAAGCGCGTCCGGCAGCGGCGGCGGCAGAGGCGGCGGCGGCAGCGGCACGACCAGCAGCGGCAGCACGACCAGCGGCGGCAGCGGCAGATCGACCAGCAGCGGCGGCACGGCCGGCGGAGGCACTGCGAGAGGCAGAGGCGGCACGGCTGGCGGCTTTAGCAACGGCTTTAGACGCAGTGCGGGCAACAGATGCAGCCGCAGAGGCTCGGCGAGAAGCAGCGCGTTTCATACTTTTCTTTGCTTTCAGGGAACGACGTTTGGAGGAGGATTTGCGGGAATGTCTTCGAGTGGCCATTTTATTTTTATATATATATGCAATATAATAATTTTCCTAAAATTCTAAAAAAAAAGTAGCACAAAAAATTTTTAAAAAAATAGCGACTTTTTCCTAAAGATTTTGAATCAATAATTGTTTCGTTTTTTTGCTTCACTTTTTTTTGATTCTTTCCTAAAGTTTTTTGTTTAACTTTTTTTGATTCTTTCCTAAAGGTTTTTGAGCCAATACTTTTCTAAAAGACGTTTTTGCAGCCTTTTTTTGTAAATGTTTTGCGCTACTTTTTCTAAAAGTAGTTACCAGATAGTATCAGTATTATGCCACCACATTCCATCCGTTTTTTTTATATTAAAAATATTCCTAAATAATTCTAAGCGCGAAAGCGGACAATTGGCTCTATATTTCTCTAAAGGATGCGGATTAATTCGCAATTGCGATTTTATAGCCTTCTTAAATACTTTCTGTCGCCCTTGTATCGCTATATTTGTATAAAAATATTCTAATTTTAATCTTTTTAACCTTGTAATAACATCATTTATTTTACAAAATTCTAATAAATATTCTTCAACTAGTGCTAAACCCGAAATATCGGCTAAATCTTCGCCGACACTAAAAGAGGCATCCCATTCGGTAATTCCATCACGCCGCGCAAATGTTTCGTATTGATTAATGACATCACGAATTTTTCCATTATAAACTTTCCGGTCGTGATCACTCCACCAATTATTCAAATTTCCATCTTGGTCAAACCGACACCCATTATCGTCTAATGCGTGCGATAATTCGTGACCAAGCGTATACCCAATATACGCTAAATTATATTCAATACCGCGTTCATTTAAATCAATAAAAGGGCTTTGCAAATACGCAAGTGGCACATAAATCGAATTACTCGTCGGTCGATAATACGCATTCACCATATAATTCTGAGTGCCAATAATTTTAAAATTATTCCAATCAATCAGAGGAATATCGACGATATCTTTCCCTTCTAATTCTAAAAATCGGGCGTGTTTCCATTTGGTCAATAACTTAATATTATGCCACGAATCATAATTGCTACTATAGTCAAGTAATGGATCTTCTCTCAACTTATCCGGTCGGCCAACAACAATTTCTAACTTCGTCATTTTTTGAATAGCATAGGCTTTGGTTTTGGGTGACAACCATTTATTGAATTTTAATTTACGGATGAAAATGAATTTTAAATCGTCTAATAATTTAGTAACATAAGTAACATATAAAGGATTCTGATTATGTTCTGTATACTGATTACTAAAAAAGGTATTAAAGGACAATGACAAAACAAAAATCGGATAAATATCTAATGGCATATTTACCGGCTGGCCTTGTAATAATTTATCGTGAAATTCATAATGAATATTGCGTAAAGAAGGTTCAAAACGAATCATTTGGCGATAATGAATAAATAACCAAAACGTTTTCCATTTCGGTGTATTCCAATTCTTCTTTAATAAATCTGTCATACATTTTAATCCATTCAAGCTAGAAACTACGACTTTTTTCGGCACATTTTTAAACCCTAACTTTTTAGCAAATTGCGGAAAATCAAACCCATATGTTTTTACTAGCTCTTCAGTCGTAACCAGATTATAATAATTCGGATCTTCGGGTTTATGCAGGACATTGCAACCCATCGCATCTAACATTTCTAATTCGACGTCCCAGATATCTTGAGCGTGATATTCTTGTGCTGATTCTTCACCTAAACACACTTTGAATATTGATTTAATATGTTTAAAATATTCTTGTTTAACTTGCTTTTTATAAGCAGTTGCTTCTTTATTATCACTAGGGTCGTCTTGAATATATACTAAATAGTCAGAGATACTTAATAAGCCTAAACTTAAATGTGAAATATACTTTTTCACATTTTTCTCATCTGGCGCCATTGTCCAAACAATCGGCGATCCCCACGAAGTAACTTCATTTGTATTATTATGGGCGAGTAAACCATACATATCATCATTTTGTATATAAGATTCTAAGTGGTCCAACATCTCTAAACAATTCTTTTTACGGATACTTGCGGGCGTATCATTTGTAATAGAAGTATAGACATTTTTTAAAGCCTTAGATAATTTATCGTGGGGATGAGCTTTTATATAATCATTCATATAGCCAATTAATTTATAATAAACTTTTTCTTGCACTGTACGAAAATTATCGGTTTCAACATAAAATTTCATTTGTTTTTCATTAGTAATTGACTCTTCCCATTCTTTATTAATAAAAGAATAGAAATCATTCTTCATTAAAGGCGTTGCATAATTTAAAT